TTGTAATCGCGGGGATTGACAGTCTTGCGAACAAGCTGTTCTAATTCGCCGTAGCGGAGCAAAATCTCGCACGATAGCGAGACCGGTGTGTTGAGCGACTCAAACAAGTCAACGGCAACACTAAATAAGGTCCCGGGAGGGACCTTATAGTCTCTGCACATTGCGCGCAGAGTTCCTAAGAGGGCATTATTCTGTTTTGCCCTCTGTCGGGTCAGAGCACTCCCCAGCCACTTTGGCCAGGAAAATTGCCCCAAGGATCTTGGCAACTAAGATAAAAATCGAAGTCGCCTCCTTGGAAGCAAGTGCTGTTCCGATGACGGCGAGCCACGCGAAGCGTGGTGATCGCCTCTTCGGTCTCCTGATCATAACTACCCTTCTGGGTAGGCGTCAGGGAACCCTCCGATCGTAGAACATCATCGATCTCCTCAAAGAGTTGAAAGAGATGAGCACGATACTGCATGCGAGTCATGCCTTCATTACAAAGGCTGTCAAACATGCGGGGCAGGTCACGGACCATGCTCCGGAGAGTAATCAATTTACTTGAATTGCTCATAAGGTTCCCCTAGTCTACAAAGTTAGGTAGGAATGGCGCCAGACTCGGCGGCCGTCTTCACGATGGCTTGAGCGACCGCTTCTTTGAAGCGAGCGACAAGTTCATCAGTGTCGGCGATCGTGAGCTTGGCGGGACGGAGAATCTCGAAGGTCGCAGTGAGCGTACCATCGAGAAGACCCGACGTGCCGTTAACAATCGGACGCGTCAGTTTGCCTCGGGTGCGATAAACACCCGCCGCCTTGTCCGCCGGGATAACCCTGGACAGGACAAAACGGGACATCCCAAGAATCGTCGTCGCACCGCTTTCGACCCATTCAACGCTATCGGGATTAACCGAATAGACGCTGAACGTGACGTTTGCGGCCGCGTTGTTCTTGAGAGTCAGATCGGCAGCTGCTGCCATTAGTACTCCTGAAAAGGAAGAGAGGTCTGTTTCGGCTCAAAGCCTAGCATTTCCTCGGTGAGTGCCTTGTATGAGAGCCAATGATGTCACAAGCTTCTTAAAGTCGAAGCTGTTAGTCATCGGAGGATACAATTCACTCGGATCGAGAACCAAAGGAGTTCTCACATAATACCGTCTACTATACCCAAACGACATCGGTGTACGGGTGTTGCTGCCAGACAGGTCATGGTTGGCATAGCCAGCAAAGTCCTGTTGACAACTCCGCCCTTCCACATATGAAGTAAAGGCACGTATAACGGTAACACCTTGGAGAGCCGTTAACCCTGTCAGCCAGTCTCCGACTTGAACAAACCAGTCGAAGACAAAACTGAAGGGGATAAGCTCCCATGCTATAAGCGCTGGATTTGTCAGACCCAGCTGTTGTAGCTCAGATAAGTGTGGGCTGGAAAGCTCACACCAGACAACCACTTTAACGGTTCTGGTACAAGACCAGAGTTCAATTCCGTTATTTGGGGTGCCCATCGGGGACCAAGGCAGTATTGCCGGATAGGTCTTTGTGACCGTATTCGACGCACTTACCTTAAACCTCGGTGATCTGACTACGTGCTGTTGAGCAAAAAACTCAGCAGCACCCTTAACATCCATCAGTAACGGCATCCAGCCGTACTTGTACTCAAGCCAGCTCTTATGGAGCCGTCTCGGGGTGATGTTAAGGTTTTCGGCAACACCTTTCAAGTTGCCCTTCCGAAACGCCCGATAAGCTCGGTCAATGCGGCGTGCCGCATCTAGGATCAAATCGGACGTCTTGTGAGCCTCAGCTAAAGTAACGGCAACGTTAACCTTAGCGTCGGCGATTTTCACCAAGGCCTTCAACTTCGTCTCATTCTGCTGCGCGGCGAGAGTAGCGTCGAATGCTGCATCCACTGAACTTTTGTTCCAGTTGATGTAGCTGTACACGCCATTCAGGTCGAGCAAGCGGTCCGGGACGTCGTAGTAAGGAGTTCCCGAGAAAGTGGGATTCGACCAGATCTTTTCCGAATATGGTATTTGAACCACTCGGAATTGCTGATCAGCATACCCATTAATCGGTCGCTGGTCCTTGGGTACTGTGCCAAAGTTTGTAGTGTTGTTCCAGTTCCGAGTGCGGCCTTCGAATCGGTTCAGCTTAACGCCGGACGCAATAAGAGGGCCCCAAGTATCGGAAACTGGCATAATAACTCCAAACGATGACACGACATGGCCGCAAAGGCCGAAAGGTAATAGCACGAGTCGGGGCCTAAGCCCGACAGACACGTCGCTAGACGTGCCACTAAAGGCATGTCGTACTATCGAAGAAACCTCTAGGGCAAAGCCC